ATGGATAATCATAATCAATGTAATTATGTGAATCCACAAAATGTTTCACTTGACTGGGAATGTTTTATAATTAGTAAAAGTGAAATGTTGTTAGATGGTGTACCAAATGAACTTATCAACACTTGGTTAGATAAAGACATTATTACACCATTTTCGATAAGAAATGATGAAATAAACTTTAAGACAAAAGATATTTGGGATGCACTAATACATCATAATTGGTACTACTCAAATTAATTTGCCATATATAAGCTAATAGCTCTATTTGTAGTTTCAATTAATTGATGATCTGTGTAATTAGACATCACATATGCTCTAATTACTTGGTGTCTTTCTTCTAATCGAGGGAATGCTTTATCTTCACTAACGTGTTCGGCCAATATACCAAATGGTGTGTTATCATTTTGAAAACCCATGATGAAATTGTAAAACGTCATAAGACTTGCCCCCTTCATTTATTAAGCGCTATTTAAAGTGTTATTATTAATCTTATCAGAAAACTAGTATTTGTAAATGTGCAAAAGTGATTTTGCACATTTTTTGTTATCTGATTCTAAAAATATTAACGAATTATACAACTTTAAGAGTTTTTAGTATGTAAATATTCTTTTCATATTAATACTATACATCCCTATATATGCTCACTCGTTTGAATTAATAAACTTTAGCATTCTACAAATAATATTTTAAAAATAACTATACTTTTTATTTACCTATTGGAAAATAGTGTTATCATATTTATTAAGAAGCTATTTTTATACTAGTAGGTGTCAGTCATGAATAACATTTTGTTAAATGCTATCAATATAGTTATTACTACCACTTTTGTTATCTTTAATATTTTAATCACATATAATAAAGATTTAGATGATTTATGTTGGCTCCTGCCTGGTATTATCATTTGTGGTGTGATACTCATCGTATCCTTTACCATTGCAATGATAACTAAAAACTGGTTAAGTGAAATATTATTTTTTATAAATATCGTACTCGTTCTCTATTACATTTATCCTATTTTTTATAGTTTTATAGGTTAATAATTACGGTATATAAGGAGGGTTTCACATGTCTTTACATTTTGCAATTCTGTTTTGGCTAGCATTAATTTTCTTAGTTGCCGCTACGTTTATACTCGTATTAATGAAAAAAACTGGCAAAGAATCTAAAAAAGAGTCCTATTTAAGTTTCACTGTCATTCTCTATATTTTTGGATTCGCTATATTAATATACACATTTATATTTGGTGTGCTATAAATGAAATTCATTTTATATCCAGTCTGAAACGTCTCAATGATGTTTCAGACTGTTTTTTATTCTTAATAGACATTTCACACTCTCATACTTTAATATTTAAGATATGTTTTAGTCTTACAAGCTTATTAAAGATTACAATTCTAATTTAAGACTATTTACATATATTTCTTCAACAAGGAGCTTTTAAGTGAACTATATTAAACGAACGATAATTTTACTTATATTATTCGTTGTCGTATCCCCAATAAACTCACCAAAAACAATTGCAGATAATAAGTATTCAGAAATTCAAGATGACAAATTCCAATTACAACCTGGTGATATTATTGTTACAAAAGGCCCTGTCATGTGGGGATTTTTTGGTCATTGTAGTATCGCGATTGATGATAAAACGATTTTACAAATTGAGGGGCCTGGCGACAAACCAACTACACAATCCTTCGAATCTTTTAAATATAATTATGCAAGTGGCAAAAATGATTGGATGAAAGTTTATCGTTGCAGCTATCCTGGTGCAGGTAAAAAAGCGGCTGAATGGGTTAAGAAAAACTATGAGAATACAAATCATCGTTATCTAGTTACATTAAATTTGAACAGCAAAAAATTTACGTATTGTACTAAAATTATCTACCAAGCTTATAAATTTGGTGTAAGTGAAAAATCAGTTAAAAGTTATGGACTACATATTATTTCACCCTATGCAATTAAAGATAATTTTATAGATCCATACAAACTAAGGCTTGTTAAAGCTTATTAACACAGTTTCATCAAATAGTTAAATTAGTTTGTGTTTTGCAATAAATTGGGTATAGATTACAAATGATATTTCAGGAGGCCCAATATTTTGAATGAACTAACTAAAGAACAAAAGTATACAATAGCTAAATTTTACAAATTATATATTGAACGTTCGAATAATGGAGAAACAGAAACAGTCGCTAACTTTTTTGGCGATGCTAAAGATGCACGTGAAAACTATTTTTGTGATCGTGATTATCAAGACTTCTTAACTAACTGCCAAATTTTAATTCAAAACAAATACTTAACTGGTGAAGTTTTGGACGATAACATTTACAATATTTCTATTTTAAACAAGACATTTATTGAATTCGAACAAAATTTTGGTTGAACATGAATGTCTCAACTATAAACTTTCTAACCCTATTTTAAAGCAGGAGTGAAAAACATACATGAGTGAATGGCATATTAATAATCAATCTACAAAACCTTTTTTAATACAACAAGCGGAAAAGCAATTGTCTATTGTTAAACCGTTGCCTAATGGTAGCTTCCAAATACTCACAGAAATAAATTTGGAGAATGGCAATATTAGTAACATCGATCATTCTTTACTTGTTTCAGTAGACCCCAAAGCATTAGAAATAAGTATATTTGACGCTGTAAATTAAACGCAATATTTTTATTTAATTATTTTAATGTTTCGCCTTTTAAATGAAAACAAGATTACTGAATTATTATGAGATTTTAAAAACAATAAATATTCTCAATAATTAATCAGTCTTAATAAAAAATTAACAAAAAGTTGATTAGTTAAATTATTAATTAAGTAGTAAGATATTATGCGATGTGGTATCCTATTATTGTTAAACATTTTGAGTGTTTAACATTACTTCTTGTTATCGCCATATACAGACTTTAATTCTCGTCATTATTAAAGTTCTGTATTGGCGCTTTTTTATATTCAAAATCAAAAGTCGGACAGATGAAAAGTAAAAAACTTTTCCATCAGTTCGATCTATTTTAGAACCATTATATATTGTTAAATCTCCACCTAAATTTATTGGACAAAAAAATAACGGCTAGTGCTTTTACCACACCAACTGTTATCGATTTAAAGCATTAAAAAACAGCCCTATAATAAGGACTGTTTGAATAAGTTAAAATTACATTTTAACTACGTTTGCAGCTTGCTCGCCACGGTCGCCTTCAACGATGTCGAATTCAACTTTTTGGCCTTCTTCTAATGATTTGTATCCATCTTCAGCGATTGCTGAGAAGTGTACGAATACGTCGCTACCATCTTCTCTTTCGATGAAACCAAAACCTTTTTCTGCATTAAACCATTTAACTGTACCGTTATTCATATTGAATACCTCCGTCGTGCTTTTGCACTAAATATTTTGTAACAAATTCATAAATGAAAAGGAGAATATTCTATATAAATAACTCACATTTTTCTTCACGCTCTTTATTACTTAACTTTCATTATACACTTTTAAATATAGAAGTAAAGCATTATTTTATTTTCTGTGATAATACACATTGAACTATATAGTAATATTCCATTTTAATACTAAATTTAAAATTTTTATTTTCTAATATTAAATACACTTGCTTTTGATACTATTTACTTTTTTAATTCTGAATTGATAATAAATCATATCGTGATCCAAAAATTATAAAAGTGCCACTAGCAGCAGTGACACTTTTACAATGAGCATTATTGACCTGAATCAGCGTTGTCTTCGCTCCAAATATTTAATTTCTCTTTTTTCGCTTGTGCTTCACTTTTTCTTAAAAGTTGTTCATGTGTATTGTTAGGTTTATAAACATAAGCAACTTTAGCCAAGCCTTGACGAACTAAAGCTTCGTTTACCATTTTTCCATCAGCATAAATATACGCTAAGCCACGTCCATATTTATCAGTTCTTTGGCCTTTGTCAAACTCGACTTCAATTTTCTTTGCATTTTCTACCATTTTTTTCGTAAATGCACTTGCTTCAGGACCATATTTCTCTACACCTTTTTTAGGATGCTTTGTTTCAGGTGTATCCACCAATAATAGTCTAAATGTCATTGGTTGACCTTTGTACATTAATTTAACCGTATCACCATCAATCGCTTTAATTAATGTCGCAGGTTCTTTATGTAATTTTTTAGTTGAAGTTGCACTATATACTGTTGGATGTTCAGAACCACTTCTATTTACGCCGTTATCTGTTTGTGATGCATTTGCTGAGCTACTTAGACTTGAAACTACAACTAAAGTTAACACTAAGCAACTAGTAGCGAAAAAGAAAAACCTCTTTGCGTATTGCCCTTTCGAAACATTACTGATAGCCATCCCTATAAGTAATATTGAAACAATTGCCATACATATGCCAGCACTTAATAAGTATTCTGTCATAACTAACACCTCTTTCTTTTTAGTTAATTTTAATATTAAACGTTAATTAATTATAATTCTACATTTTTACAATTAATTAATAAAAATTTAATAATTATAATAAAATAACTATACTTACTTTTATGTATTTTCTATATTTTAGGTGTCAGAACTTATATATTTAGCCTTATTTGTAAAATTAAAAAGCCTACAACATGAATCGTTGCAGACTATCATATCGAGACAAAGAGGTTTATTAGTGTCTCTATATCTATGTGGAATTTGAAAAGATTATTTATAATATTTACGGGGATAAATTGTCATTTAAAAACGAGATGTATAACTTATAATTTACTTTGGATTAGCGTTTTTCAGTTTTCTCTATCTTATTATTCACTTTATCAATTTGTTTATTCAAATAATTTTGGTGAGACTGACTAAGTGTACTTACTTTTGCAGTTGCCTTAGCGAGATCTTCATATTTTTGCGTATATTTATAATCATTAATTAAGCTTTGTGCTTCTTTAACATGATCACGTCTAATAACGCGTTTGTCACGGTCTGTGAAATGTGATGAGTCAATTTCACTATAACCATATAACCAACCTTTTTTTATGCCTGTTTGATTAGTATGTAAATCATATTCTATGTAGTTGTCATTAGATAGTGATTTTAGTGTATTTAATTGACTCTTTTCTACTACTGAAAATTTCTCCTCAGTAGTAATTTCAGTATGGGTTTGTAAAATATTTTTATTATCCGAATCTTTTACAACAAAATTAGTTTCAACACTCTCTGATACTAATGCGTTTGCGTGATTAGAATGCCATAATTGAGTTGCACAAATTACACCCATTGTTAGTACTAATACTTTCCTTTTCATTTGTTTATGCTCCCTTATTTGCTTTGATTTAAAAACCGACTTTTTCACCCTGTTTTCTTCGCCATTGAAAATTATATACCAATATTTTAGAAACAATAATTAACTTGCGATGAACAAACTATTAACAATAATCTTGAGTATTATATTTATCTTAATTAATAATATATTTATTTAAGATTATGTTACTTCCAACTTTCAAAGTAGAAAAACGGTATAATTTGTTGATGGGTGTTTATTGATAAACTGCAAAAAATACAGCCTACAACCACATAGATTGTAGACTATATTTAAAATAATAGGTATTTATCATATCTCGTAAACTTAGTGCCAATTTTTATACTCGTGGTGCTGGTAAGCTACCCTTAAATTCAGGAACGTAGTGTGTAGGGCTATAACTTGGAACAGCATATTGATAATTTACATTTTTGATATTTAATGATGGTTTCCCAATTTTATAACCATTTGATTGTGAAAATGAGAAATATTTCTTCACACCTTTAACTACTTTATAAGAATAGAAGTATTTATAGTCATATGCTTTATTTACTTTAGCATTTTGATGTGTTGCTGTTGTGTTATTTTGGAAACTTGGTACATGCATACGATGTGAATTGTGACCATATGGTGGAATTACCTTGAAACTATTTATTTGTGGCACAACACAAAAGTGATTAATTTTAATGCTAGCATGCCCTGGTGTAACAAATTTATGCGCGTGATATCCAGGAACTGCAAAATGATGCTTGATAATTAAAGATTGAGATGGATGTGTATATCTAGGCGATTCTGATGGTTTAACAATAAAGTGTTTATTAATAGAATCCTTTGCATGATTTACATGTTTATGTACATGTGTTGATTTGTATGAAGTAATAACTTTCTTGTAGTGGGTTTGCGTAGTAATGAAGTGGTGGTTTACTTTGTTTTGCGTAATAAATCTATTTACTTCTGGGCCTTTAGCAACAAAATGCTTATCAACTTGTTGTGAAGCTGGATTGTTTGTTGCTACATTCACGCGATTATTGATTTCTTTGTACTCTGGTACAATGTTTCCTAACTTTGACTCTGGTACGGCAAAGTTTTTATCTACAATTTTACTAGCTGCCGATGAATCTACAATCTTATTCAATTTATCTTCAGAAGCTACAAAGTTTTTATTGTCAGCTAAATTACCAACATTTACTTTTGGTGCTTTTTTAAATTCATTGTAAGTTGGAATAATTTTATTAATTCCTGATTCTGGAACTACAAATTTTTTGTCAACACTCTCTGTCACTGATGCTTTAGCGTGATTTGAATTCATAATTTGTGTAGCAAATAGCGTGCTCATAGTTAAAACTAATAATTTCTTTTTCATCTGTTATTTCTCCTTTATATAGACTCAATATTATAACCAATATAATTTCCCTGTTATATTCACTAACAGCATTATATACCAGAATTTTCAGTATAATAATTAACTTGAAGTAAACGTTGTCTTAACATTTTTATTGTTTTTCAGCTTAAAATTAATTATTGATATTGATAGTTAAGCATAATAATTTTTTCGTAATATAAAGTGAAAAAAGTAATAGTCCACACCTGTTTAGAATGTGGACTATACTAGATTGCATCATTGAAATGATGACTTTGATATTATTTATTGCTAGTTTAAAATGTTGTTATTTTTACGACAAACTCATTATTTGCTTTGCAGCCATGCATTAATTATTTGCCATTATATACTTTATTGATTTGATTATTAAAACGTTTTTGATGACCTTCACTTAAAGTATTTACTTTTTGTTGTGCATTTAATCGGTCTTTATAACTATGTGTATCTTTATAATTATCAACTAACTTTTGAGCTTCTCTAACGTGTTCACGCTTAATTACACGCTTCTCACGTTCAGTTAGATGAGAAGAATCAATTTGACTTATACCAACCAGTGATCCTGATTTTCTACCAGGTAAAGCAGACGTTTCTTCAAATTCAACAACATTATTATGCGTGTGATTTGAAGTTGTTGGTGATTGATGCGTTGTTGTGAAATCATGACTTTCACCATTTAATCCAGCCAATTGTTTTGGTGCATTATAAATAATTTGTTGCTGAGTTTGACGCTCAACTGTAGGCATTGGTACCTGTGTCGTTGTTTCAGTATATGTAGTCGGTGATGTTGGTTTCTTTGTTGGTGCAGAAACCACAAGTTTCTTGTCGTTTTCGTTGTCAATACGTTGTTTATGCTCAAAATCATATTCTAATGACACTACAGGTGTTTTCTTAATTTTTTGATTATCCAAAAATCTCGCTTTTCTTTCTTCTGCTCTTTTATCATATTCAGCTTTTTGTTGTTCAGAAACTTCTTGAGATGCAGGTTTGTGATTTTGAGTATTTAAACTTCTTTTACTTCTCTTGCTTCTTTTTGATTCATCACTTTTTGCTGCTTCAGTGTCAGATTTTAATTGAGCCATATTTTTATGATTTTTCTCTTCTTGTTTTTCATCTTCTAAAACAGGAATATTATTAGGTCTTGTTTTATCTATATCACTAAAAAATTCATCAATTATGGTTTCTAAGTCTTCTTTTTTATTTTCTAACATCCTTTTGTTAACTGCTTTTTTATTTGCTCTTTCTTCATCTTTATATCCCATAATTAAATCTAACTTACTATATAAACTTTCAACATCATCTCTATAGTTTTGATAAAATGTTTTACCTAACATTAATATCTGATTTTCTAATTTGTTTAATTCTAAGTCGCACTTTAATTGCTCCTCTTCATTAAAGTCTTTCAATTCAGGGTTATCTTTTTTTATATCTTCAATTTCTTTTAAGAACTCCTCACTTTGTTTTTTCAAAGTATTAAATACACTTTCATATCTTTCATGAGATAATCCTAGATAATCTAAATTATCAGTATTTCCATTTTTTATTTTTTTCTCTTCACTAAAAAATTTCTTCAAAGCCTCATCTTCAGCCATAAATCTCTGTTGATATTTTTTCATAGCTTCTTTATATTCAGGATTATCAAATCTTTCATTATCTAAGTTTGGAAAGGACCATATTAAATCATCCAAGCTTTTCTTATACTCTTCTACTGTTCTAGATTTATTTTTATTATTAGTCAGTTTCAACGACTCAGATACATATGGATTCTTCTCCCCAGAAACCACTGCACTCGCACGATTACTTTCCCAAATTTGTGATACACATAATGCTCCCAATGATAAAACTAGCAATTTATTTTTCAACTGTATTTTCTCCTTAATTTTCCCTAATTAACAACCTACCTTACACCCTATTTTTTCGCCAAGCCAAATTATATAACATCTACCTTTTTAAAATAATTAACTGTTGATGAATTAATTATTAATTATATTCAAACAATATATTTGGAAAATCCAAGTAAAAAAGCCACCTTTTAAGGTGGCTTCTTCATGAATCATATGATTAATTTAATATCATTATTACTTATTTCTTATCTTTATTTTCTTTTTTTCTTCTGAAAAGTAGTAATGAACCTATTGATGCTAATAATCCCCAAATTAGTGACGTATTTGCTTCATCTTCAGAACCTGTATCTGGTAATGGTTCTTTACTATCTTTAGCCTCATTTTTATTAGAAGCATTAGTACCATTTTTAGGTGAATTAGGCGGAACTACATTATTGTTAGAACCTGACTCGGAATCGCTATTTGAATCACTTTCTGAGTCGGAATCACTTGATGAATCGGAGTCACTACCTGAGTCTGAATCACTCGCTGAATCCGAGTCACTATCTGAATCTGAGTCGCTGTCTGAATCTGAATCGCTGTCTGATTCTGAATCGCTGTCTGATTCTGAATCGCTATCTGAGTCCGAATCGCTATCTGAATCCGAGTCGCTATCCGAGTCTGAGTCGCTATCTGAATCCGAGTCACTGTCGGAGTCGGAATCACTATCTGAATCCGAATCACTCGCTGAATCCGAATCACTGTCTGAGTCTGAGTCACTGTCGGAATCTGAGTCACTGTCGGAATCTGAATCGCTATCTGAATCCGAGTCACTGTCGGAATCTGAGTCACTGTTGGAATCTGAATCGCTATCTGAATCTGAATCGCTGTCTGAATCTGAATCGCTGTCTGAATCTGAGTCGCTATCTGAGTCGGAATCGCTATCTGAGTCGGAATCACTGTCGGAATCTGAATCGCTGTCTGAGTCGGAATCACTGTCGGAGTCAGAATCGCTGTCTGAGTCGGAATCACTGTCGGAATCTGAATCGCTATCTGAATCTGAATCGCTATCGGAATCTGAGTCACTGTCTGAGTCAGAATCGCTATCTGAATCCGAGTCATTGTCTGAGTCGGAATCGCTTGCTGAATCTGAATCACTCGCTGAATCTGAATCACTCGCTGAATCTGAATCGCTCGCTGAATCTGAATCGCTTGCTGAATCTGAATCACTCGCTGAGTCTGAATCACTCGCTGAATCTGAATCACTCGCTGAATCTGAACCACTATCTGATGTAGAATCACTACCCGAATCTGAACCGCTATCTGAATTAGAATCGCTGCCAGAATCTGAACCTGGGTCAGAATCTGAATCCTCTGGAATTGGTTCAATTTCACCAGGCTCATCAGGTTGTTCAGGAACAACTGGTTTATCGATACCGTCACCAGAACCTGATCCGTTATTAAATGCTACTTCGTTGTCCCATGACATAGATCTCCATACAAACCTTGAGTCATATCCATATAAAGTTGAACGTAAAGCTAAATCACCTTTGCTATTCGGATCAATATGACCATTAACAACTACAATATACGGTGTTGTAATTTGATCATCAGGCGTATTAAACTCTACTTTATATTGATTTGGATTTGGGAATGTAATATTCACACTATTAGTGACATCCTCAAAGTTTTCTGGATTCACAAAGTAACTTTCAGATAAATCAGCTGCATTATCTACTTTATATACTTTAATACTTGTATTTTGCTGATCTATTAATGCATTACTATCCGTATTTGGTTTTAAATTACCTGTTAAAACCGGCGCAATAACATTATCTCCACTTGGATTGACATAAATTGTCTGACGATACGTATTATTTGTTTTATCGATTTGGTCAATTGTACCTTTAATAGATAAGTTATAAAACTTACCATATTTTTCATAATCTACTAATACTGTTTTGTTTGCTGTTGTACTACCTATGCCAGTTGTCAATGTTACATTACCTGTCTTTGTAACATTTTCAGGGTCAATATAAGCTGGCATAGTAATATTAGCTGTTACATTTTCTTTAGTATCAACATAGTCTGTAAATGTATAAATAACATTACCATCACTATCGATTACACCATTTGCCAATACTTGATCTCCGGCCATAATTGGAGGCACTTTAGCAGTTGAAGTTACACCATTTAAGTTTAATTCTTTAGGTACAGTTATTTTGAATGTGTCACCTTTAACAGCAGAATTAGGCACTGAAAAACCATAATTCAGTTTGACATAGCCTGCTTGGTGCGGATAAACTGTATCTCCAGAGTCAATACCAACTGTCACATTCGTCAACTGATTCGTAATATCTTTGCCAGCTGCCGGTGCATCTGCAGCTACTGCCGATAAACTAAATGCTCTCATTCTAGGCGCACTTGTATTAACCGCTTGATTAACTACATCTTTATTACTTGCATCTGTACTCTGTGGAGCTGATTCATTGTTTGAAGGTGTTGCTTCAGTTGAAGTATCTTGCGTTGTTGAAACATTTTCCGCATTTGTAGAATTTTGAGGTGAATTTACAGATGATACTGTATTAGTATCATTAGAAGTCGTTTCATTACTTGTTTGATTCACTAATTCCTCCGCATTTGTATTGCTTGATTGAGTTGTTGCCGGTGTATTAGCTTGATTCGTTGCCGTAGTAGCTTCACCAGTTACCGGAGTTTCTTCCGTAGTTGCATTTGTTAATGCTGATTGTGTCGTTTCCTGTTGTGCTGGATTTTGCGCCACACTCGTTTCGCCATTATTAGTGTTTGACGATGTTTTAGTATCACTCACGTTTGTGTCGTCTGTTTTAGGTGCAGCACTAACGCTACTTGAATCATTACTTTTGCTTTCGTTACTTGCGCTATCAGATTGCGTAACACTATTTTCACTTGCATCTGCTTCTTTACTGCTGAGTAGTCCAAAACCGATTAACGTACCTACAAGCACTGAAGCCACGCCAATCGATTTTTTCCGAATTGCGTGTTTTTCTTTTTTCTTCATATTCATTTTATTCCCTCTTTTTAAAAAGTCATTTTATATTAACTATATACCCTTTAAAGATATATTTAATCTCTGTTAATGGAATTATACACTAAAATTGCATTATAGCAATTAATTTGTATCGATATTTTATTATCCACAATAATACTTTACTAACAAACATTTTATTTATTGCTATTTTAAAAATTGCAAACGACAATGCACGATTTCATTGCAAACATTTTTTATTATTAATATGAACTCTACCTAATGTAATCCTAGCTTGAAATCATATTTTTTCAAAAGCAGATGTGTAATTTATGGTACCTGTTTTTCCCGCTAAACTGTTCACTTTTAATTCTTTAATTAAAAACGCTTCGTCTGGTATACCATCATATGGTGGATAAATGTCGTACATACTTGCGCGTTGATATCCTAGATTGGCATAATACGTCGGCCATCCTAATACACTGATAAAATTATATCCTTTTAATATTGCTTCTCGTTCTAATGCTTGAATCAATCGCTTCCCAATACCTTTATTTTGATGATGAATATCAACAGATACAGGTGCTAACACTAATCCAATTTCCCGTTGTGCCTCGTTATCAAGATAAACTTCACTTAGTAAACCGTGCCCTACAACTTCATTTTGAAGAACAGCTACTAATTCTAAGTTATTGTCATACGTATCACTTAGACGAATTTGGTCTACTAGTTCTGATTCATTACCATAACCATGTTCACTATTTTCAAATGCCGTTCTAATTAACTGGTCAACTTGAGCAAAGTCATGTTGATGTATTTGTCTAATTTGCATCTTTGCCCCTCCTTTTAGTTCTATCTTATAGAAAAATGCATTACAACATAAAGTAATATTTTATAGTAATGACGCCATTATTTCATTAAAATTGAATGATATTTTTCGCAATAAACAACTACCCTCTTAAATCAATTTTTAGATAAACTGCAAATCATAAATTTCTTTATTATTATAAGTATTAAAACAGTCGATTTGACCTTTTAATATAACTTCCTGTTGTTTGCGACTTACATTATGATAATAAGTCATACGTACATTCAAATCAGCTTCATAACCATTGTTCTCAATCGTTCTTTCTAATTCTTCGTACACATTTTTATTAATTGGTAACATGTACCCTTCTTTATTAGGTAAAATATTCACGTATTTTTTCTGAATGACTTTATCATTACCCAATAAAACCTCTATTGCAATTTTTTTAGCAGCACCGCCACCTAAATTATATAGTTTAATATAATCTTTATGATGATGCTCTTCTGTTGCCGAATTCATTATATTAAGTTGATCCTCCTCCCTTTCTAATAAAATTTGGTTAAAACCTAAAGCTGGCAGAAAGCTAATTTTCATTTGATAAAGTTGAACTGAAACTGATACAAAATAAAATAAAGCCATAATAAATGTTCCAATAGATCCTATAGCTGAAATAATATTAATCATTAAGATATCAACCTTCCCATAAGAAATTTATATGATTAATTTCAAACTGAAAAAGCATTTTACTTAATCGTTTATATCCAAAAACAATCATTTTAAACGTTATATTCGACTGCTCATATAAAAAGTTTTGCTTTATAGCCTTAAGTAATTTTTTAACCATCAAGTACGATTATTATTACGGCAATCTATTTGTATTGACTAAAAAATACAATAACGCTTTTGAGAGCTCCCATCTTTGACCAGTATTTTCCAAATTAATAACACTTCTTCTTCAATACATATTTATCTCATACAAATAAGTTGATTTTTTTATTTTTACAAACGTAATTTCTTAACAAATCAAAATTTTACATTTAAATCTTTCGATATATTACAAGTTTTTTAAAAAAGTAATATATTTCTATCAATAAAAGTAATATAATATTAGTAATTATAGTTTCATTAATTTATTGCAACAATACATAGGATCATTATTACAAGAATTATTTAATATCATCTTAGAATCTCACAAAATATCAACTTTGTTTAATTACTCAAAATGATAAGTCATTTAGAGTTTTTAAAATAAATTTTTGCGAAATAAAGGAGACATGTTAAATGAAAAAAGTAATGGGGATATTATTAGCAAGTACACTTATCTTAGGTGCTTGTGGACATCATCAAGATAGTGCAAAAAAAGAGAGCACTAGTCACAAAAAGAAAGAAAATGACAATGAAGAATTAAATGAAGAACTTAAAGAATTTAAAAGCAAAAAAAATATGGATATAAAAATTAAAGGCGATACTATTGTTAGTGACAAATTTGAAGCTAAAATAAAAGAACCGTTTATCATCAATGAAAAAGATGAGAAAAAGAAATATATCGCTTTTAAAATGGAAATTACTGCTAAAAAAGACGATAAAGATTTAAATCCATCTTCTATTTCTCATGACTATATTAATATCACTCAAGATGATAAAAATACAGTAAATAAATTAAGAGATGGTTATCTTTTAAGTGATAAAAAATATAAAGATTGGACAGAACATAACCAAGATCAAATTAAAAAAGGCAAAACTGCACAAGCCATGTTTATCTATGAGTTAAGAGGTGATGGAAATATTAATTTAAATGTCCATAAATACTCAGAAGATAAAACAGTTGATTCTAAATCATTCAAATTTAGTAAACTTAAAACCGAGGATTTTTCTCATAGAGCGGAAACAAGAGAAGAAGTAGAAAAGAAAGAAAAAGAATTTGAAGAAGAGTACAAAAAAGAACAAGAACGAGAGAAAGAAAAAGAAAAGCAAAAAGATGACGACCACAGTAGTTTAGATGAAGTATAAATTTATGAATGCTCGCATACAGCGTTATAATCTTTGTAATTATTATTGTCATTATAAATTAGCTTACCTACACTCATAATGACACACTAATTTAATTGTTAAATACAACAAAAAAGAGTAGCTCGCCTACTCTTTTTTGTTGTTTTGAATGAAGAATTATCTTATATAAAGAATTTTTTTATGAACAATATTAAAACTCTAAGCTCAACTTTTTTGACACTTATTTGACACATATTCTTTCAACCCTTAACGCAAAATCTTATATGTACACAAGTATTAATTTTTCATTCATGAAAATTTGAACCTAAGCAAATACTATCATATCAACGTACACAGCTAATTTAACCTTCCTCACAAGAATAGATAAAAAACATATAAAAAAGCCCACATCCACAAAGGTTGTAGGCTACAAATATGGAGACGGCGGGAGTTCATTAAAGCGTTTATCTATTCATGTATAACTCGCTATAAGCATTGTCATATCAACGTTTAAATTGGCTACTCTATTGTGTGTAAAATGTTAAAATTGATAAAACTATATAAATTTGTGCACCCAACATCACCTCATAATTAACGTATTCAAATACGTATTCACTGTCTGCAACGTGTGATTATATTTATATTAATACGTATAAACATCGTCATATTTTTTATATTCAACGTTGTAATCACGTATTATACTGAATATAAAATATCAAAAATAGATAAATACATATATTTCCCGAAACAACATCATATTAATCCACATTAAACATACAAAACTCATTCTGCTTATTAATAGTTCTAAGATATCATGTTATAATTAGTGAATAAAATCACAAAAGGAAGGTTTTAAATCATGAGACTTCAAAAAGCACCTTTAGTAACATCGGGATTGATCTTAGGTTTGTTGGGGTTGGGCAATCTCTTGAAAGACATATCACTTGTTTTAAATGCTATTTGTGGTATCTTTGCCCTCTTTATTTGGGTTCACCTTTTATGTACTATTCTCAATAATTTTAAAAATGTTAAAGAACAATTGAATACCCCTCTAGTTTCATCTGTGTTCACAACATTTTTCATGTCTGGATTTTTGGGAACCACTTATTTAAATACGTATTTTAGTGATGTAACCATTATCACTAGCTTAATAACACCCTTATGGCTCTTATGTCTTATGGGGATTATGATACATATGATTATTTTTTCAATTAAATATTTAAAAGGGTTCTCGCTCGAAAATGTTTATCCATCATGGACAGTGCTTTATATTGGTATTGCTATTGCTGGATTAACAGCACCAATCAGCGGATTTTATTTAATTGGAAAATTATCAGTTATATATGGTTTTTTAGCAACATGTATTGTCTTACCAATAGTATTCAAACGATTAAAAACGTATCCATTGCAAACGCCTATTAAACCGAACACTTCCACAATTTGTGCACCATTTTCTTTAGTTGCTGCGGCATATGTTATAACTTTTCCTAAGGCAAATGATTTAATCGTTATTATTCTTTTGGTATTGGCTCAGTTTTTTTATTTTTATATTATATTTAAACTTCCAAAGTTGCTAAAAGAGCCGTTTTCACCAGTATTTTCAGCTTTCACTTTTCCTTTAGTAATTTCAGCAACTGCCTTAAAAAATAGTTTACCTGTACTAACGTACCCAGAAATTTGGGAATGGCTCTTATTTTTTGAAATTACATTAGCAACTTTAATAGTATTAAGAGTCTTTTTAGGCTATGTTCATTTCTTTTTTAAAACTAGCCCGAAGGCTAGCTATAACTCTTAATCTAATGTAGCACTTTTAAAAATATCTTATAGGAATGACAAAATGATAAAGAGAAATATGACAAGACATATCTTAATAAATCTTTGCTCAAAATCAACCAGCCATTCAGCTGCCGATTTTACTTGCTTCATATAAAACTGGGTATAGGGTAAAAAACTTAATTCTATACCCTATTATTTTTTTCTCTTTATCCACCAACCCTTAAACTTGCTTGAATGTCTGCATTATTAAAATTAGCTTTAAACTAAAGATCTGAGGTTTCAATTACCATTTGGTAATCCAAGACAATGTAATATTTATTTGTAATTGTTTTAGTATTTACTTAACTGTTAGATAACTTTCAATTTTATAAATTACTATACACATTAAAAATAAAATCATTAAAAGTACTAATACTAATGACAGTCAAACACCAAAGTACCTTTTCCTCACTTTATCATTTTTCAACCATTCCGCCATATATTAAGTATCTATAATCAATACCCTAAATTTATACATACACCTAATATGTTTACATAAAAATAGGCAAGTACCGAAGTACCTGCCTGTTATCTACATTTAAATCTTGAGAGAAATGTTAAAAAGTTCTAGTAAAATAATAGCACATTTTATCTTTAAATGTAAATAGAAAGCAGGTGTGTAATGCACCTGCTTAAATAGACATGACTATGTCATTTCAACTGATTTCTCCCCATTAGTCGCCTAGTACCTGACTAGTTGGGGCAGAACCATTCCATGTTCTAATAGGCAAGTAATAACGTTGCCCCTCCCATGTATATAATACCCATAAATAGCATTTATATAACTAATATATGCAATTTTACAAGGCTCAAAATTGAGTTCTGCCGTTAAATTCATAAACATTTAGTATGGCATTTTAGTTTCGCCGTTTGATGTTATGTGTTCTTTGGTGCATTCTGGTTCAAAAAGAGTTGCTTATTAGTATAAAATACTTGCGCCCATATATCCCACTGGTGGGGCATTTAATTCTGGATTTTCAGCTATTTTCATAAATCTATTAGCTGATAATTTGCTTAATCCAATTTTCAAGCCATAGACTAAATTCCCCATGCGCTAAGTCATTTTTTTCACATGTTTTAATCTACGACCAATCTCGAAAATCGATTAACCAGCGATGTTTAAAGCCATATTTCAAGGCGCCACATTTACAGTTAAAGTATATTTGTACGTGGTTCCCATTTCCCACTGCAACACAGGGCGTTTCTCAACGCCGTTTATAGCTTAGTGTTTATAAATTTTCTATTTTTCATCATTTTTCTGTTTTATAGTGCTTATAATCATGTCAATATACTTTTTCAAAAAAAATATCGATCTAAAAATTAATAGTATCGCTAAAGTAATTGCAGAGTAAACAAATACAAAACCTAAAATATTTAATATATCCAAAATATAATCTGACACATTCAGCCTGATGTTAAATAATAGATTATTATAAATTAATCCTAATAATACGATACTTAAATTTATTACGATACTCAAGATAAATGTTGCGGATATTTGTTTACATATTTTAATCTTAACTTCTTCATCATAACCATTTAACTGATTGTGCTTGAAATCCACAAAAGTTCCTGCTAAAAACACTAATGTTGTTATGGTGAACCCTATCAATACTCCAAAAAAATTTATTAATTGAGAAAACAACTCTTTCATAAACTTAGGTTTATCATTAATTAAATTTATACTCAATAATACCAATATAATAATAAGTATGCTAAAAAATGCTATATTACTGAATTTAAGTTTTTTATATCTTAATTTCTTTACATTATCGATATTAAAAGATTCTTTAATCAGTTGTATTAAACCCTCAATCCCTGCTTTCATCGTCCTCACTTCCATTGTTATTATTTTCAAATTTTTCCTGAAAGTCATTTATTATTTTTTCTACCAGTTCACTATCCTCAGTATTTATAGAAGTTTCACTTATATCTACTAATTCAAAAACTTTTCCTAAAAATGGATTATTAACTTCTAAAATATCACTTATTTTCTCTATTAATTCTTTAATATTAATTTGATTTATATTATTTAACTGAATATGTTCAGATCTCGTAGCTAGTTCTGGTTTTACAACCGTAGTTTTATGATTTTGATTTTCTCCTTTTACATACCATTCATCATAATTACCTTTGTCACTTAAATTCTCATATATTTTTTTGACTTCGTTTACTATAGGTTTTTTTACCTTATTTTTAAATTTTTTTGTCTCTTTAAAATCTTTTCTTTGTAATTGGGTATTTGAAAATATTTCGACATCTTCAAAGTCAGGCGTATCATTAGCGCCACTTGGATCGTAAGTATAAGCAAACTCATCTACATTAATTAGCTTATCTAACTCATCAAAAAAGTCTGTAGATGGAAGAGAATCTACTTTAATAGCTGGTTGTTTATATATTCTTAAACCTGATTTTTTATTAATTTGATTCCATTTTTTTATATATTCATATATCACAAATCTGTATTTATTAAAAAAAGTATTAATCGTTGTTTTATTTATAATAGAATTGTTATCTCTTGTTACATACATTAATCCATGTTGTCTAGTAATAACAATTTTAACTGTTTCTGGCACAGACTCATGACTATCTAATTGTTTATTTTTAGTGTTTTTAATATTATCTTTAATATCTTTAACTTCTCCAAATTTATCTGTTTCAAGAGTAAGTATACTATAATCATTATTGTAAACTTCATAATCTATAAATGTTATTTTACACGTTTCGTCAATATATGATAACTCTACATTTATATTATGATACTCTTTAGGAATAATTTTTAAGATTTTAAAAAACTCATCTATAACACTTATTTCAAAATGATTTTTTAAAACTTTACCTTTATCATTACGTTCAATATCTTTCATATTTATATACTTTGGTGTTCTAACTGAATAAACTCTTATTGTATATGATTTTGCCATTTCCCCATACCTCTTTCATGTGTAGTTTTATACATTATATATTTAAATCTACAAAATAAAAAGATTATATATGAAAAAAGCAACTAATATCGGGGAATGACATTAGTTGCAACTACACAATATCATTATACTATATTTTAGTACCTAGTACTAATTTTATGACTGTATAATGTTATGATCACTATATAGCACAATTAAACGTTGATTCAATCTCCTCAATCCTCTAACGGAATATCATCCACAATCACAGGATGACTAGGATTAGCATTAGATACCTCTTTTACAGTTTTGTCTAACTCCTCATCATCTCCGTCCCATTCACCAATATTAATGAATATAGGAATATTCCCGTTAATATCATGCTTATCTATGAAAGTTCTTTTTTAACTTGTTCTAAATGCTTATTAAACTCTATTCGATGTAATTCTTCTCGCTGGTTTTGTCGTTCTTGACGCTTTCTACTTTCAACTTTATAAATATCTACTTTTAAACGTTCAATGACTCCTTCATTTTTAACTTTCCCACTACTTAACATGTACCTCATAACATCCTGTTGTTCATTTTCAGAATAGTTTTTGATGATATCTTTAAACAAATTTAGCCTATCCTGAGCTGTTTTCATGTAATATTCAAGTTTATCTTTCTCTTCTATAATATAAAGTACTAATTTATCTAATGGATATGATACAGATACCAGCATATCGTTATCATTCGTGATCACATGGTTCATGTTCAAGTGATATAAGCTTTCTATTTGTGATCTCATCGCTTTAATTTTGCTATTAATGACTTTCGGATTGTAATGCATTAAAAGTTCTACTTCAGTGATTTTATCATTGCTTTCAAAGTCAGATACCAAATAACCACACCTTTACATATCGAATTTAATATTTATAAGTATCTGAAAAAGGGATAAATCAAGTTATCCCCCTTTCATAAAAGTTTATCCGCGTTGCAAGCGAAGGGCCCCCGCCGGTACCCGGCGAAAAAACATTTTAAGCCGATGGGCAGGGGGGGGATAAACTTTTATTTAAATAATTTTTTATTTAATATTAACTATGCGCAATAACTCTGGAATTATTTTTATATCAAACACATAGTTCAATGCAAATTGATAAATACCTTTTAATGCTTGTTTCTTTTTGTTATACATAATAGGTTCGTATTTAGCATATATGGCATGTCCAAAGTCTCCAACAAAGACATCATGCGCATCATCAGTAACCACTACATTAGTCACATTAAATAGGTTACTTAAATCACCTGCAAGTCCACCTAATCCCATCTGTGCCAACTCTTTGATGAGCTTATCATGATGTTCTGTGTTCATCACAATAGATACATTACGCCTAAACGTTTGTGGTATATCTTTCATCGCTTGCTTGATACCATCGTATATTGATGTGTTACTTACTTCTTTGATACCTTGATTATAAAGTGATAAGTCTTGGTTATCTTTATCAATTAAACCACTTGAATTATTCTTATCTAATAGTAATGTTGTTTCATATGCGACACACTCATTAATAAATATCTCTTTAAGTAAATCATCTAATGTTCTATCAGAGCCATGCACTACACTGTCTGATACTTCTGTGTAGATATGTCCCTCACGTCTATCAAAGTATTCACTACTACCATTAAGTGATAGCTCTATACCATTCGTAGCTAACTTTTCTTTAAGATAGGTTAGTGCCGGTATTGATTCAACATGTTCATCATCTGTAATGGTAATCACCTCACGTAGTGATTGAGGTAGCCCACAATTCACCAATAACTCTTTAAATACTTCTTTACGTGCAGTTGGTAACTCTTGAATATTAAAGTTATTCTCACTACTAACTAATTGTTTTGTTAAGGTACCTACCCATGTATTACTTGATTGATTTACTTCATTCATATTTAACACTCCTAATAATTTTTTGTTAATTTGCTCTGGTAATAAAACTTCTGTTTCAGTAATACTTAATTGCTTTAACCCCTGTTCAATCATACTTACATCTTTACCTATATCCTTTTGATATAGATTGGCGTATCCTTTAATATCCATATCATCAAAGTTAGATAGTTGATACCCAAATTGTTCTTTAAACTCTTTCATAATCTTCATCTCCTAATTTGTTTTTAGTATGAACAACTAAACCATATATACGTTCGTTGTTTTTATCTTCTTCATAGAACGAAATATTATGAAGAAAGTATTTGTCTAATAATTCGTGATACTTATTTAATAGTTCTTGCTTATCTCTATACTTAAACACACGTTTTACAGATTCATTTGTATGATCTAGCACGTCTTGCCTCTCTCCTTTTAATCTGATAGATATACATTTTAATAAGCTCAAAATCAGCACGCTTTTTTGTATAGCGCCTTACAACGCGATTTATATATTTCGTATTCATTAATTGAACGTTCACAGGTATATGTTTGATTATTTGATATGCGATTCTTTTATGATTAATAAATATACACACTCCCATATCTATACTTGATATTTTAAATGCTTATCTGCATGTTTTAATTTACTAAACTAAATGTTACTGGTAGCCAATGATCTATTTTTATATTTTTATTCTTTACGATTGGTAGCTTTAGACCTTTACCATCAATAAGATAGTACATTGGCGGACAAATTTGCATTTCAATTAGCCCGTCGCGTTTTAAATCTGCCACAATATTAAACGCTTCTTCATTCCAACCCACCCAAAATATAATATTCTTATGGTTGCCACTGGTATATGCGCCGTTACCTTTGTATTTAAAACCTTGTTCTTCAAATACATTCTCAATCTCTACAAACGAAGTGCTGTCATTGTTCTTTATATATTCTAAAATGATTTGTTTCATTCTATTTCTATTCATGTTACTCTCGTCCTCCAATCTATCCAGTTACTAAAGCAACCACGTTAGATACTAAAAACCACTGAATTTATGTTTTTCAATAACCACTGTAAACACAGTGATGTCAATACATACAGGCTGTTGGTTACTGAGTTACTGAAAATTCACGGTATTATATATATAATCTTTTATTACCTTAATTCTCTATTATACATTTCTACTAAAAAGAAATAATTTATAGTAACTCAGTAACTTTTTGTCAAAAAGACTAATATGAAAGTAAAAATTGTGGTTACTGAATTCTAGAATTTTAGTATCTTTTAGTGACTTAAACGTTTTTTAGTAACTTTAGTATCTTAGGCAATTTTGTATAACTGCAAGTCTCTTCCGATTATGTGCAACTGAAATTTACAGCTATGCAACTCGTTTTAAATTTTCCAGTTGCAATTTTTTTCTTACTGTCACAAGGGGTTAATCCACTTTTGCAACTATGCAACCGAAATCACACAAATTAGTTTATATAATTTTTGATACTATTTCTTATTTATATTTTGGTTATTTACTTTTCTGCTAATAAGTTATAGATTTTGAGTTGCTCGGTTGCATAAACACGCTAACCCCTTGATACAAGTGTGGTTATAGGTGCAACCCGTTTTAAAATTTTCGGTTGCATTCGGTTGCATTCGGTTGCACCTATATTGCTTTTAGCTTCACCTTTTCATACGATTTATAGTTTTTTCCACTTTCAATAGGTTCAATGTAATTTCTATTGTCATTAAAGTTGTATATCCTCTTAGCAAGTTCTTCATTGTCATATCTTCGCTGTGCATCAGTTTTCCAATAATTCTCTAAATAATGTTCAAATTGTTTATAAAACTTGTTTGAACTCAATGCATTATAGCCATTTTCATCACAATATTCTTTATAAAATGCGTATACAATATATTTCGGCACTTTTCTAATAGTCCATTGATCAAACATATTTACTTTAAACCCATAAACTGGATCGTTATCTTCTTTAAATACTTCAAGCATTTTTTCAGATGCATCAGGAATGTCAAAAGTTTCAAAATCTAAATTAATTGCTTTATAAAGCACATACTCTAGCACTTGGTGATTTTTTATATAGTCTTCTTTGATTTTAAAATTCTCTTTAATGCCATTAAAATTGGCATTAAACGGTACTATCAATAACCTTCTTAAAGTCCCGCCTGTTTTGTCTTTAAATTTAGGCATTCCATTCGTTGATTGAATAACTGTACACTTAAAAGTCGCTCTATATAAGGGTTTATTTTTAAACTCAACCAACACTGGATCGCCAGTAACTACACTTTTAAAGTTTGAAGAATCATCGACATACACACCAACTGGTACATCGTCGCCAATTACTGCTGTCTTGCCCTCTAACACACTCAATTTAAAACGTTCATCAAACTCATTCACTTTTAAGCTAGCAATATTGCTATAACCTATTACATTAGACAATAATTCTTGAAATGTACCTTTACCATTGTTACCATTACCAACCAAAAATATTGCTTTTTTACGTGTGTAGTTTCCATTCATTGAGTCATTAATTACTTGCCACAATAATTTAACAACCTGATTATCATTACAAGCTATTTCTTCTATCCACCGATCTATATTCCAGCCATTTATTTCAGGTACTATATCTTGCCTTACATACGATGTATCTATTTTAGTGGTAAATATATAATCAGGTGTAAATGATTCTAGTTGCTTCGTTTTACGGTTAAATACACCATTTTTAACTGGTATTAAGTATGGTGAGTTAGTTTTCTCTTTTATATCTACCATATTGGTTAAATGATAAATAACTTCATCAGCTTTATTACTATTATGTTTGGGCTCTAAATAGGAAATTACTCGTTTTATAATTGTAGTGTTCTGTGTATATATCCCTTCATCAAATTGATACATAGCTAACTTAGTATTTTCTTCATCATCAAAAAGTATAAATGTTAAATGCTCATTCAAAATATATGCACATTTTATAGGGCTAATTGTTGTAGGCTTTCGCCCTCGTTTTCCTCCTTCAATCCACTTTTCTTCCATTTTTGTTCTTTCTTCATGCCCCAATTGATTCAATAACTGTTTAACATCTTTACTCCCCTGTTGTATAACATTAAATTCATCTATGGATTTAGTGTAAACTGTCTTTTGATTCTTTATAGCTTTATCTAACTCAAGCTGTCCCCAAGTCGTATTACCTCGTTTACTTTCCCATTTATCCGTAAGATTATTGTAGTTTAAAAATATACGCTCCATTTGCTGTTTGTTTTTACCTGTGTAAAACGCTAAGTAGTGTAATAAGCTTTGTACTGCTTCGCTCGAACTGTCAAAATATGATTCATATGTGCCTTGTAAAAGATCTTTAATTTTATCTTTTTGTTTAGATTTCATCATAATGTTTATAATATCTTCATCAGATAATTGCATATTAGTATTAGATTCCTCTCTCACAACATCATTTACTGGCAAATTCTCTTTAAAGTATTCATCAATGAGAGTATTTAATACTTCCTGATTATCACAAATATCATTTTGACCAATTGTGCATCCTGTAACAGTCATAAACCTTGCTGAATCATATAACTCTATGTCTAAATCTGTTCTTTTCTTTTTACGGTTATCTGGTAGTTTACCTTTAAAGAAACAATGTAATCCTGTACCACTTGGAGACTTTTCACAATATGTGAGTTGCATCATTTTTAATGCTAATTCAGAATTGATTTGTCCTTTTTCATCAATTGCATTATCAATATCTAGGCAAACAAAATTATTACCATCACTTAATACAAAACCTATACCGCTATATTGCTCATCAACTTCATATTCAATACATACACTTTCAAAGTCACACCATGTTTTTTTATTGATTGTGCTAGCTCTGTAACCATTAATGTTATAGGGTACTTTCCCATAATTTTGTTGCTTCTCGTTCCATTCAGCTCGCCATAATACCCAATTAGGCACTAATTTTAATTCTTGCGGTATTTCTAATTCTTTAACTCCAATAATTCTATCTTTTTTCTTAATTGCCACAGAATGCCTCCTTTCTAATCTGATTTCTCTGTATTTTCAATGCAACTAATGTTAAAATATTAATGGTATGATTTTATAAATTTTTATTTTTTTATGCGTTATCTTGGCTTTGGTCGGCGAAAGATGACGCTTTTTCTAATGCATCAAACCTCGTTATTAATTCATCGAATTTTTCAGTGTATAGAAGTAGCAAATCAAACATTTGATCATTGTGAATACGTCTCTCATGATATGAAAATCCTTCTTTAATAACATCGTCTTTATTTAAGGTATGATTTGGCTCATGTAGATATAAATCTTCAAAATGCGAGCCATGATTATCCTTTAAATCCTCAAACTTTTCTTTCAATATCTTTAAATCACACATTAAATTTTTAATTTCCCAATTCATTTATAATTCCTCCATTTCAGTATCATTCTCAAAATCAAAGTTATTTTCTATTTGTTGTAATGCCCACTCGATTATGGCTTGTAAGTGTTCCTCACGATTTACGTTTTCTATCCATTCTTTCTTACCATCTACGCAATTATGGATGTATTCCATTGATGTGTTATAAGCTACTGCTTCTAAAGTATTATAGATGTCTTGAATAACTTCTTTTTGTTCATTATTCATTTTCTAATCCTCCTGTTAAATTAAATCCATAAGTTACCATCATGCCGTACACACTAAAAGCGACATACATGTTAGATATTGCTAGTAATAATATTGTTAACAGCGATGTTAAAGTTATATAAAATAAATTCAATTTCATTGTGTTGCTTCCTATTCTCCTACTTTAATTTTTGATGAAAATAACTCATCAATTGGCATATCATACATTTCTGAAAGAATCTGACACTCATTTAAATTAAATATTGCTTTACCACTTTCCTTTAACTGGTAACGTTGTGGACTAATACCAAGTTTGCTAGCAACTTTCTTTTGTGTGTCACCTTTTTCTTTTCTAGTGATGTATAACATTGGATAAGCTAGTTTTGTCATGCGAACACCTCCTAAAATAACAAGTTTGCTTGTTATTTAAATTAACAAATACATTATATAGTTGTTATATCCATTTTGTCAACTAGACTTGGTATTTTATGATTAATAATAACAAGTATATGTGTTAATATTATTTAGAAGGAGGATTTTTATGATAATTTTTCGATTAAAAGAAATAATGGAAGAAAAAAATTTGAAAATAAGTGATTTACATGAACAAACCGGAATTTCTAGAAATTCCATAAGCTCATTATTAAATGGTAAGACTAGAGGTATACAATTTGATACTTTAGAAAAAATCACTTTAGCGTTAAATGTTGATGTTGCAGATTTATTTAAAAATGTCTTTAACGAACTGATTATTAAGTTAGATGATATTAGTAAAGTAGAAACATACAGACGTAGTAAGAAGTTTAAAGAAAAGAAAAATATAATTGTTAAAAAATATGCTGTAAATTGCGATTTAATTGAAGATAATGACTTAAAAAAAGGTTTCATACCCTATGAAATTTCTATTGAATTAAATCCAAATCCCGAAATTGAAATAAAAATTCAATTCGATTATAGTAATTTATTTAACTACTTAATAAAGTTTTTAGAAGATTGTAATAATTTCAAACTTTTATTAGTTAATTATTTAAGCAAAAAAATATACTGTTTAGAAAATAAGCGTATTAATGAAATTAAATCATTTTACAGTATTCCTGATGAAAAAGTTTATATTCTTTCCTCATTCCCAGGAATATTTATACGCAGGCCTTTACGTGATAATAATGGAATTTTCGAAAACATCGAATTAAATAAAATTATTAATGAATTGAATTTTAATTCAAATTATAATTACACATACAGTGATCAAATTACCCTTACTCATAAAAACAAGAAATGAAATAGGTGATTGCCATAAAACATAACTTAAACCTGTCCCACAACATATATAAAGACACTAAACGCGGTACTTATTATTTCCGTATCACTTACTATGACAAAAGCAATACTCGTAAGTACATAACACGTAAGGGGTTTAAACAACGTAAAGACGCAGTTAAGAAATGCAACGAAATGATGGACGAATTAGAGGGAGTCGGACAGCTTAATAGATTACCTTTTGACAAGCTCGTTGAAGAATATATAGACTGGTATTCAGCGCGTAGAAAAACATCAAGTGTAAAAGCATTAAAAACACATACAAATAACCATTTGCTACCTTATTTTAAATCTATAGATGTATTTAAAATGACTACACAAGATGTGATGAAATTTCAGAATAAGAAGTTAAAAGAGGGGTATTCTGGAGACTACTTAAAGAAGATGCATGTATATTTAGTATCATTACTGAATCATGCAATGAAGTTTCATGAATTAAAACAAAATGTTGCATCTCTTGTAGGGAATTTTGAAATAGAATCACAGAAACGATTGAATTATTGGACGTTAGAACAATTCAATCAATTTTATGGTGCGCTAGTGACACAACAACAAAAGTTATTCTTTAAACTATTGTTCTACTCTGGTGCACGTAAGGGAGAAATTAGAGCACTCACATGGCGTGATATTAATTTTGATGATGAATTTATTCATATAAACAAAACGGACTATCACGGTGAAGTGACAGCCCCTAAAACAAAATCAGCCATACGTGATATATACTTACCTACTCACATGATGAATGATATTAAAGATTATTTAAATTGGTATAAAGAGAATAACATATATAAAGATGATTATGTATTGTTTGGAACATTCTTCAAAGCATACAGTGAATCTACCATTGATCGTTGGTTCACTACTGCATTAAAAGTATTAGATGATCAACTTCCAGATGGTCAGACGTTCCCTAGAATCGTAATCCATGAACTAAGGCACAGTCATGCATCTATGCTAGTTAATCATGGTGCAAGTATCATGGTTATTGCACAAAGGCTAGGTCATGCTGATAGTAATGAAGTATATAATCGTTATGGGCATTTATACCCTAGTACACAAAAAGAAATAGTTAAATATTTGTAAGGAGAAGATATATGATAATTAACGGTTGGAAACTTTATAATAATTCAAATATCAATTTAAATTTTATAGATAATAAAAATAGCATACAAGCCATTAGTCAAATGACACCAGCTTTTTGGGTTTACTTTGAATTTGATTTACAAAAAGAGGAAATAATAGATATTAATCCAAAGTTATGCTTAGAAATAAATAAAGATAATAAAACAATTAAACTATTTGATAAATAA